ATGCAGCGTAGTCTCGTGGGCTCGGAGATGTGTATAAGAGACAGCGATGAAGTAGTCATTGCCACGTTCAGAAACCCAGAAGTGCGCATCACTGTAAGCAGTCAAGAAAACTTGGTAAGGCTTGTCTGTATTAATCAAATCAAAAACGAGCGGATCAATGTCAACTCGCACTGTTTTGCCATTGCCCGTTTTACTCTCGCCAATATCGCCTACATAGTTTTCTGCCAACTCATATGCAGGAGTAGCACGAATGCCGTCACGGGTGACCTGAACAGCGTTTTTAGAGCCATTGTATACATTGAAATTTCCCCACACATCAGTCTCAGAACTCGTGACGGTTAGATGTGTATTCACAACCCCAGTTGACGTGTCGGTTGCCCCGATGTTGACCTTTTCCGGAGAGGAAAGCCACAGCTTGTTTTCGGCAGTAATGAATTTCGAGCCCCCGCCAGCGAAGTTAAGGTCGGAATCTATCTTAGCGTTAATCTGAACCAGCGGCTTACTTTGCGTCGAGGTCGTGGGAACGGTGATAACGCCGACACTTTTACCGTTCCCGTCCGTTTGTGCCAACCTGAGCGTGTTACCGTCATGGTTATTGATGTCAGTACCGGTTACCATTTGGTTAATACCGCCGATTAGTTGACTACCCTTGTACAGCTCCATAGCTCCACCTTTTAGGCGAATCATGTAGTGGCTTACTGGGTCTTCTGTTTCGTAGGTGATACCAGAAATGAGGTTGCCGAATAGCCGATCAGCAACGACACCATCAGCAGTGACAGCGCTTTTGAATGTTTGACCACCATCAGTAGACACGCCCAGACCAGCACTATTGAGAATCACAACTTTGTTTGAGTCCGACTTGTCAACAGCGATTATTCCTTGGTCGGTGAACCTAAGCTCTGTTCGTGCCGCGAGAAGACTATTGGTAGCCAGCTGCACCTGTGATGTTAGCCATTCATTAGGCACTGGTATTTTACCGGCAGCTACGTTAGACAATGTTGATTGTGATGTCTTCTGCTGTTCGGAAAATGACAGGCTACCACATTCAACTTCCGTTTTGGTTCGTGTACCGCGAATATCGTAATCACTGGTTACTTTGATGATCCGAACCTTGTCACTGAAGTTAAGGTTCTCATCAATCACCGTAATGTAGTCACCGGGGTTTGCCATCGAGTATTTGTAGCCGACAGATTGCAAGTCAACAAGATTAAGGGTGAGCGAGATCGCCCAGCTCTTATCAACTTTATCCTTCACAGCAGCAAGCAAATTGTCGGCAATTGTATAGCGCTCATCAGCAACAGGGACAGCTTCAATGGCGCCAAACTTCGGATAGTAGTAATCATATAGTGGTGACTTGTATTCAACCTCTAGACGCTTGCTTGTGGTGTCATCAGGGTTGCTGTATGCACCATATCCACGTCCATAGGTAGCAAAATTCGTATTGTCGGTCTGAATCTCTGCTGTGTCAAGATTAAACTTCTTGCGAACAATGGTAGATAGATCGGATCCCATTGCTGGCACGACATGAACTACTTTTCCATCGACATAGAACTCAACGTTTGCTTGATCGATGATGTCATTGAACAGCGATAGGCGGTCGCTCATACCCCAGTCTTGCTTTTCAAAAGCCGCAACCGAGGCTGTGTTGTCGTAAGTGTAACCCGTACCAGCAAACAAAGCGTCAAGATAGCTGGCGAACGGGTGCGAGCCGTTCCATTTCTCATAAAAGCCAGTCTTGCTCATCTTGTAAAAGAATGACTGAACCGCGCTAAAAGCAACCGTATTCTCTTTGTCATTCTTCGTGTACGTGACAACAACGTATTCTTCATCAAGGAATGATAGTGTCCAGCCTTTTGCAATGTTTGCCTTGACATCTTGGCCAAAGTAAATCGTCCCAGACAGTGACTTCTCACCATTCACCGCATCGGTTTTTTCAATCTCGCACTGGGCTTGATATTCATTATTCTCAACGTCTGTGAATGTAATCAATAATCACGCCTCCTATGCGTACAGATTTTGGAAACCAAGAATTCGGACTGTGCCCGGTACATTACAAGTGATTCGGTTCGGCTTATCTGGTTGTAAAACAAAATAGGCCTTGTTTGTCTTGCTGACGATACTCAGTCCGTTCTGTGTATAACTGAATCCATTCAGTAAAAACACGTCACCAGCGGCCACGGCATTGCTAGAAGTCAGCTCAGTATCATCGATCATGAATGACAATGAAGATGCCGAACCAGTTGCAGTGAATTGGACAGTGAACCCTTGTTCAAGCTGATTGCATGGGACAGTACCTCGATATGGAACGTTTCCGACAATGTCAATATCATTCGGTGGTGTTTCACCGTAAGGCAACTTCATCGTCTTGAATTCAGCCGTCAGCTTGTATAGCAGTGTCCCATTGACGTTGCCAACAAGCTCCATCTCAGGTGCTTCCGTGTAGACGAGAAAGCGCTTGTGAGATGGATAGTTGCTCAGCTTATCGTAGTAGTCTCCAGACGTCTGGCCCGGTCGTTCCATGGCCACACTGGGCGTTGTTTTAAGCTGGGTGATGTAATACCCGTCAGGATCAGAAAGTAGCGCATACAGCTTCTCACGAAGCGTTTCTTCTTCATCCATGTCGTCCGCACGGTAGTAACCGGTAACGTTAATTGTCTTATCTGTGTGCCAACCACCAAAGTCGATGCTACCGTTGCGCTGGTTAAGTTGCTTGCTGTTTCGAGTGACCGATGGTGCTGACTCCTCGAAATCAGTTATCAGTACCTTATATTGGCTCAGGTAGTATCGGCTACCATCAAGCTTTTCAACTAATAGGTCCATATACTACCCTCCAATCGGCCTAAAGTAACTGCTAACGGCTGCGTCATTAGCGTCTACTTCCTTGACCATGCTATTAATACCGTTCTTATCAACGTTGTTTTGGACGTAAATATTCGGCGTGATTCGTTCGCTTGCATCAATTGACTGCGTAACATCGCCCGAACTGAATTGCGTACCGGCCATGGACAAGTTGCTGATATTAGCCGACATGTTGTCAGAAATATCGCTTGCCATACCGGAAACCGTCTTCTGAACAGCTCCGAACGACTTTTGCAGTCCTTGATTCAAGCCACCCATGATCGCATTACCAGCAGGGATTAAGAGACGCGCATCATAACGAATTGGGCCTTTGTGTTTGGCAATCCATGAAGCGATGCCACCAACAAAGTTCTGAACGGCTCCCCAAGCGGCCTTCAGGCCACCTAGTAAACCATTCATGATAGCTTTGCCGGCTCCACTTAGCAGACTACCGGCATTGCTGAATAGACCTGTAATGCCATGGATGCCACTGCTTACGAATCCTTTTGCACTACTCATTGCACCGCTTATCGTGCTAACAATTCCGTGGAAGATGCTACTTACAACTGATCCTAGGCTTTGCAACCCTGATGCAAGTATTTTGATTGCTCCTCCGACAAGCGCGATACCAGCAGCGAGAACAACAAGACCTGCGCCTCCGACAACCCCGCCTGCACCTAATACAACGAGAGCAGCGCCAGCCAAGGCACCACCAGCAGCCAGAGCAACCAAAGCAACACCATATGCCAGAGCAGCAACTGCACCGGCCGCATCAGCAACTGCATTGGCAGCACCAGCGGCAGCTGCAACTAGTAATGCAGCACCAGCAGCGGCTCCAGAAGCAGCCACCAAAGCTAGTCCCGCTCCAAGAAGCAGACTAGCAGCCCCTGCAAGTGCAATGCCGACTGCCAATACTGCCACTCCAGCAGCCAGAACAACAACTGCAACTCCTGCAAGCACAATGGCAGCAGCGGCAATTGCTAGTCCCGCTCCAAGTACAATAGCACCGGCACCAGCAACTAATGCGCCAGCACCGAACACAATAAGTGCTCCGCCTAATGCCAGAATGCCGACAGCGGCAGAAGTACCATAGGTTGCAATTGTCGGCAGTTGAGTAGCCAATAACGCAAGCCCAGCGGTTGCTAATGCAATCCCCGCACCGACAAGTAAGACAGCTGCACCAAACGCCAACATGCCGACAGCGCCAGCAGTCAATGCAGGTGCGACAACAGCGAAGATCAATGCAAGGCCACCGATGGCAACACCAATGGCCAGCACAAGCGTTGTTGCATTGCCGCCTGCTTTCTGGAAGTTAGTTAATGCGGTAACCAATAGAGCGATACCAACTGATGCCATCAGAACCGCTGCACCCATGGCCAATAGTCCGGTTGCATTTGCAGTTAGTGTTGGTGCTACCAGTTTCAAAACGGCCAGAATGACAACAATCGAAGCTGTCATCGCTGCCAACGCTACAAGACCAGCAGTACCTGTCTTAGCTAAAGCGGCAACACCGAACGCTAATGCGGCAAATCCGGCTGCTGCTAATCCAATGCCAAGACCAGCACCGGCGGCTTTTGCGCCCATTGCAGCAATCTGACCAGCAGATGCACTCATAGGTTTTGACATGCCAGAAGAAGCACCGGTCAATGCTTTAATAGCCTTAACTGGAGCTGTAATTGCTGTTACAAGTTTTCCAATGCCAGTGGTCAACAACCCGAACACAATCAGCACACCTGCAATCACTGGTGACCATGCAATCAATCCTTTGACAAAGCCGGCCATTGGGCTTTTGGACTTGTTAAGCCACGTTGCAAAATCACCCAATGCGTTAGCCACTGATTGAATTTGTGGTGCGATCGTGCCAATGCTCGTTTTGATGACAGCATCGAATGCATCTTCCATCTGAGCAAGTGACTGACCAACGTTTTTTGTCATGTTGTTGGAGTTGTCAGACAGATATTTGTTTGCGGCTTTGGATGAACTGCTGACTTTGCCAAGAGAATCAGAATAGGCATCCCAACCGGATTTGCCGCTTTTGGTTTTCTTCTCTGTCTGGATCAGAAGCGGCAGCATTGCTTTAGCACCAGCGGCACCATACAGATTGGTCAGAGCCGCAACCTTTTGAGACTGACTCATGCCATCAGTCGCTTTGGCTACTTCTTTAAGAATTTGTGGGAATGGCTTGAATTTCCCTTGGGCATCTGTGTAAGTGATGCCCAATTCTTGCATTTCGCCGGCAGCTACCTTCGATGGGCGAGCCATTAACGTTAAAGCATGAGCTAAATCTTGGGAACCTTGGGCAGCGCCTAGTCCAGCATTACTCATCAGCCCAATGGCAGTTGATGTGTCTTTGATACCAATGCCCAATGTGGCTGCAGTTGACCCAACGTTAGCAAATGCTTGTCCCATGTCTTCGACTTCGGCATTGGACATGTTAGCATTTAAGGCCAAGATAGCTGAATCTTTAGCAGCATTTTTAGCGCCTCCACCCCAAATGTTCATGGCTTGCTGTACGGTGGTAGCAGTGCCGGCCAAATCAGCACCGGCGACAGCAGAAGCCTTGGCAATAGCCGGAAACTCAGTCTTTAAGTCCTTGATTGAGGCACCGTTACGAGCCATTTCAATCATGGCATTGCCGGCGTCTTCAGCACTGATAGGCAGTGTTTTACCCAAAGAGAGTGCTTCTGCCTCAAGGTCTTTCATGTCGCCTTTTAACGACTGGTTACTGGAACCGGCAATAACGGCCGCTTTGTTAATTGATTCTTGGAAAGTGCCATAGCTTTTGATAGCCCCGGCTGCCATAGCGCCTACAGCAACCCCCGCAATCGTGCTCGCTTTACCAATGCTTGCCATAGCTCCACCGACTCGTTGGCCTGCATTAGAAGCAGCGTCAGTGCCAGCTTTTACTGAGGTCGCTAGGCTTCCCATTGCCGCTTGAAATGGTGCGATGTTTGCTGTGAATGTTGCGACGACGTTTGCCATTAGCTACCACCTCCAAATGTGGCATTGAGTTTCTTGATCATTTCTACATCAGGCTTTCTTTCTCGATTGCCATTACGTTTGAGTATCTTTTGCTCGGCTTTGTCAATATTCTTATAGCCGGTCTTCACTGATCGCTTAGGGTTCTTCGCGTTCTGGATATTGGCAATATTGACGGCAAGCTCCATTAGATCTCGGCGCATATCGACATCACGCAAAAAAGACCCTTCCAACATCGAACGGGCTTCCCACATGTACAAACCGAATGGCATATCGGGATCATATATCCCGTGACGGGCAAAGTCAGTTAAGAGAGACTCTTCTTCATTGCGTCCAGGGTATCCTTGGTCGCTGCTTCTTGAATCTTCTCTTCGGCTGTCTTGTTCTTCTTGTCCGTCAATGCTTTCCCGTATTTTTCGGTCAAGTTCAGCCAACGTTGTGCTGCGTGTTTGAAAAAACCAGACTCATGAAGCTCCTGCTCAACTTCTTTGAAGAGTTCTTCGGACTTGCCGTCTTCTTCGGCCTTGTCGAGTGCGTCCATAATGTCATCATCTGTGTATGACTTTGGCAGCAGCACACGCAGGGCTTTGAATAATGCCATATCATCATCAGTAACGAAAGCGAGCCAGATTGAGCTTGCACCATCATTGGCACCTTCCGCAGAGCTGTACAGCTTATTGGCACGGAACAGCGCACGGAAATTGAACTTGGCTTCTACTGGTTGACCTTTTACTTGAATTTCTAACATGAATATCCTCCTAGATCGTCGTCTCAGATCGGCCGCAGCCTACTCGTCTCTGTGTGCGATTAATTAAGCGTGTGAAGTGGTGGTAGTAGTTGATGCTGCCGTGGTAGTCGTTGTGGTAGCATTGCCATCTGCAAACTCGCCTGCTTTTTCGCCTGGGCGTTCGAATGCATAGAGCTGATCGAGCATTGCAACTTGTTCATCAGAAAGTGGGAACGTGCCCGGTGTGCCATCTTCGTTCTTGTCAGCAAGCTTGCCGATGATGTTCAAAGTAAAGTCAATCTCGGAGAAGCTGTCTTCATCTGAGATGTCGGCACTGTCAACAACACCATAACCAAACATTGCTGGATAAGCCTTGTGGTCGCCTTCTACAACGGCCAGACGTTCATCGACAATGACACGCCATACCTTAACCTGACGGCCTTCATGCTTGGCATCAATGATGATTTCGTGTGCTTTGTCGCCCGGAACCATGTAAGTTGTCAGCTCAATGCTGTCCTCGTTGGTGGATGGGGCAATGATACGGCCCATCTTGGTTTGTTCATCAAGAGAATCACCTTCAATGCTTGTATCGCCAGATTCTTGGTGAGCTGGCAAGATTGCAGGGCTGCCAATTGGTGCCACCTTAGGATCTGTCGATTGAATAAAGTACCAAACATCTTTACCACGATATGGGGTATCTTTTACGAACTGGACACCGTTGTTTACTGGTTCTGCCATAATTAATAATCTCCTTCTAAAGTAATGAGAAGCATGCAGCGGCGTAATGGTGTGCTCTCGCCCATGCTTGTGTCGATTGAATTAGATGCCGTTAATGACTGCCATCGTGTCACCTTGCTAAGCGACCATTTGACTTTGCGAACGAAGTCTTCCCATTCAGCCGGTGGTGTGCCGATGCTGTCGTATATGTCGATCTGCTGCTCAACACTGGATAGCGTGCCAGTCTTAGATGACATGTCAGCATCAACGTGAACATTCACAAAGACAAGCGGCAATGCGCTTTTAGCATCTGGCTGAACGAATACAGGATTGAGCCCGTCAGCAGTCAACTGCGTTTGCACATCTTCGTACCATTCAGAGAGTGTCATTTGAACGTGGCCGCCTCCTTTAGCTTGTCCATTGTCGTTTTAATGAAAAACGATTGTGCTGCTGAAACCGCAGGACGGATGAATGGCTCTGCCGCCATTTTGTACGTGCCAAATTCAACAAAGGAGGAATAGTCAGCTTTTGCATTGACAGTTCCGGTGACAGACGTAGCTGTCTTTTTGACTGGTTCAACGCTGATGTTGTTTGCCATGTATCCCGTTCTTTTTGGTGCAACTTGCTTCGCTGTTGCTTGAACCTGACCGGTGGTTGTTTTCATTGCTGAGGCAGCGGCTTCAATAGTCGCTTCCGCTGTCGTGCCTAGTTCTTCCATCAATTTATCGAGGCCTGACCATGTGACATTGGTATTAGTCATTGCTTGCACCTCCAGACACGATGAATACGGTTGACTTGCGGTTAACGAACGTCTTGTTTATCGTCCATTTGACACCGTCAAGCTCAATTTCATTCACAGGCTTTACTGGGTTCTTGACGTGTACTTCATAGGCCATAGTGTTCACCAGTCCGTAAACAGATAATTCTTGCGCACTGGTGATTGGGATTGTCAGGCAAGTGACCGTCTCGCGCGTCTCTGTTGGCCTATCATGCAACGGATCGGCCGGTGGTGACTTTCTAATGAGTGTGATTCGATTGTTGTATCTCATACGAACCTCATCCCCGGTCGGCGGCTTTGCGATGACTCGCGGTAGACATCGAGAGCATCGGCATACTTAGACAAATCTATTGCTTCCCATGTGTTAGATACGTTGCCCTCGGTGCCACTTTGCTTGCCTTCATCACCAATACGGTTATACATCTTAACCACAATGTCCTTGATTACCCATGCAACTGCATCTGGCACAGTCTGATTGACAATGCCATCTTGGTTGATATACGTCAGTACACGCGCTGTGGCGTCATCAATCAAATCATTCAACAAGTTATCTTGCAACGTATCAGTCAAACCGATGCGAAGCTTCACACTTGCCAAAATCTTTGCGTTTATATCTGAATCAGCCATCATTTCACCGCCTTTACTGCTTGCACGTACTTGTATGAGCACTTCGACTTGTCAACGAAGCTCAAATCATCTTCAAATGGCGTTCGATTGACATACTGTCCCTTGAAGAACAAGCGTTTGTCATTCACAGTCACACCGGCATTGTGCATGATCTTAGTTTCATTCCATCGCTCGACTGGATCGGTAGCCCAACAGAAGTCGAGTTCATCACTGATGACCGGTCCGATATTGAAGTACATCATGTTCCAAAGTTGCGCCCACATTTCTGCAGTCCATTTTTGGATATTGCTGTCGACCGTTTGCAAGTATTGCCACAGTCGGTTGCTGTCGACGTACACCTTCCGCCAGTACTCAGCCGAAGGGTGGCTGATAATCCACTGAGCACCACCAGAATTACGGTTGATTGTCTCGAGCGAGGCTACCGTAACCCCGACAATATCAGCCATGCGTTTCAGGATTTCTTCTCCGTGTTCACACTGCTTGATATAGTCAACGCTGATATAGCTGAGAGTATTGCTACACAACCAGCGATCAGGCTTTGCTTTCAGCTTGCGGAAGTCTGGCCGTTTACGGAAGATGACGTCACTATCAAAGTAAAAATAGTCCTCGTTCTCACGTTCGGGGTCTTCAGCGAGATATTGCCACCAAAGCCAAGGCTTCACAGATGGGATATATTGCTTGTCTGAACGCTTGTCGGTATACGTGTGTACTTCTACGCCATATTTATTAGCGAGCGTTTCTGGCACCTTAGAATCATGCATAGTGAAGAGCAAAACGACATCTTTCATGTCAAACCCGACACTTTGCAGATTGGTTAGGCAGACTTCCAACTCCCATTCGAATCTCTTAATAGCGGGTTGACACAAAATAAACTTCATTCTGTCCTCCAATCAGCCGCCCGGTTTCCCGTACTGTCCTATTTCGATAGGCGACGTAGATCAATCAATTAAGCGTGTGAAGTGGTCGTTGTGGTAGATGGTGCCGCAGTTGAAGTCGTGGTAGTTGCTGACGTCCCGGCAGTGAAGATTGCCTTCTTGTTGTCATCGCTGATCCACTGGCCTGCCTTACCAGCACCTTGCAAAGCAACACCCGCGAAGTTCTCGGATTGAATCGTCCGAACAACGTTGATACCGGTGAATGCACGACCGATGTTGTCAGGTGCGAAGATGATGGCCTTACCAGCCATGTAACGGGTAGGCGTCTTGGTAATAACAATGTCACGGAAACGCAGAATGCCATTTTCATCAATATTTACGGCGGAACCCTTGTAGCTGGTTACCAACTGGTGGTCGATGATTGCGTTGTAAACTTCGGCGGTAACATATGCGCGCACTGGAACAACGACTTCCAAATCGGTGTAGCGTTCGGACGCCACTTCGAATACCTTGTTGACATCATCAACCGCACCAAGATCAGCCGCAGCGCTATCAACCAAGTAAGCGCCCAGCTTGCCGTTGAACAGCCGTGTCTTAGCCTGTGCTTGCAAGTTCAGGCGATCAGCCACAGCAGCGTTCAGATCGTTGTTGACGGTGAATTGATCGATGCCCTCGTTGAAGCTCCAATTGAAGTCGTACGGTACATCAATGTCGCTGTATACGATCTCTTTCATTGGCCCGAAGCGGTTAGAGTTGCTGGTGCCACTACCGAATGCCACGTTAGGATCAGTGTTGTAGGTTCCCACGGCTACCGGCACGTCATTTGCCTTGACGCTGAACGCGATCGCGTTGTTTTGAATGCCGTCGATTGCTTGCAGTGCACCAAACGTTGGGGTGAACGTGCTTTGAACACCGAAGACGGTTTGCATCAAGCCAATAAACTGTTTCTGATAAAGACGTACTGGTAAATTGTTGTTTTCTGTAGCCATGATTAGCTACCTCCTATTTCTTTTTGTATTGTGCCATGATTTTCTTGAATGGATCGTCAGGGCCATCAAGGGCAGAAGCACCATTTTTAGGCGGGTCAGTTTGCAACTTTGCTTCCACCTGCTTGTTGACCGTTTCTTGAATAGACTTCTCAAGTGTTTCGACAGTCGCCTTGATCTTATCGGCATCACCTAAAGCAACCAGCGAATCGGCCAGCTGACCAGGCAATCCTTTATCGACCAACAGTGACTTGGTGCTTGCAGATAATTCACGCTGATTCAGTTCAGCTTCACGCTTGTCTAAGGCCGCTTGACGTTGTTTCTCTAGTTCTCGTGCCTTCTCATCAGCTGACATCTTAGCAAGCCGAGCGCCTTCACTCTTTGCGTCTTCAAGTGCCTTAGCCTGCTCCTCTTGCCATTTTGCCTTAGCTTTCTCAAGCGCCTTAGCTACACGCTTATCAGCCTCGCTGTCAAGCTGAGCCTGCGTATATGTGGTTGGTGCCTGACTGGTGGTTTCAGTTGTCTCGACTTCTTCTTGAGTTTGTGTATCTTCTGCCATGATGGTTCCTCCTGTTTAGCCCAAAACAAATAGACGTGCCAAATGATCCCAGCCACGCCATAAGACCCAGCCACGATCACACGTCTATCACTTCACGCTATTATTTTTGAGTAGTTTAGGGACTTGCTCGGGTCACGTTGCTATTCGTCTACTTCATCACCGGTATCATAAGCGGCCCATGAGCAAAGGCAGTTGGGATGAGCAGGTATCATACCCTCAGCTTGTTTCAGCGTGTAAACTTCTCCGCTGTGTTGCAAGCAGATGTCACATGCTCCTGAGTTGATGACCCAAATAACCTTTTTGTATCCGGCCTCACGAGCGTTCACAATGCTTTGGTGTGCCATGACGCGATCACTCTCGGTTCGAATGATACGGTCTGACTGATACTTCATGACACCGAACTTCTTACGAAGTGCTGGGCTTTGCGTGATTGGGTTGCTATGTGTCAGCAGTGCATTCTTCATCATCTTTTTGAGATCACTGCGCAAGGCGTCTTGATTTGACCATATGCGGTCGCTCCATGTCGCACCATCGAACAGCTTATCGACTACCGATAAATCAGCTTTAATGTGTTTTCCGTAAATTGATGAGCCAAGTTTGGCCGTCTGCTTTGCCAAATCACCAAGAGCGGTACCGATATAATCGGCAACCTTAATGGCTACCGCTGTTGCGTAAACATAGGCCGCATATGACAGCAGTTCATCGTTGTTGGCAACTGATTTCTGCTTAACACCGGCCTCTCGTGCGTCTCTGTCGACTTGCTCTTTCAACTCAGGGTCATAATACCGTGAGTCATCAGCGTGCGTGTAGTCTTCGTGCTTCTCGTTGAATGCATACCAGAAGGCCATGAATGCCGCGGTGTATTTGGCAACGTCACTCGCTATCTGGCGGTGTTGCTTGTCCTGTTTGTCCGCGAACGCTTTGATCCGTTCCTTCGGTGTTTTCGTCATTGTTCGTCAAATCCTCACTGTAATCACTGTCTGCTCGTTGCTTGGCAATCATGTCAGTAATCTCTTGCGGGTCAGTGACACCGGGTGCGAATCTGTAAAGATATTCTTGTGGCAACGTCGCACCAGCGGCAAAGAGTGCTTGAATCTGCGTGATGTCATCTGTTGGTAGATTGTCGCGGAACGTGAACTGAATCGTATTAGGATCCGTTTTCATGCCGCCTGACACGCTTTGATCGAGTGCATATATGATTGAGTATCGTTGGTACAGTGATTTCTCAAACATGCGTCGCTTGATTGCTGCTAATTCGACAGTACCAAGCAGCTTGTACTTCATCGCAACACCAGACACGTTAGACGCAAAGTTACTGTCGGTTAGGTCTGGTGTGTGGCTGAACTTGTGAATGTCATCGGCAATGCGTTTCTTGTATGCCTCGGTGCCGCTGACGTCATACGCCTTATTGATATACTTTGCGTCAACGCTCGTCTGCTGACCGGTTGCTGTCATTCGAGACTTGAGCAACAGCATGTTGGCGTCTTTCTGTTCTTTGATAAGCTCTAGTTTGTCCTGTGCGAGCTTTTTCATCGCCTCAGGATCGTTAGGGTCAACACCACTCATAAGCGTGCTACCGTTGAATAAAGCGTCAATATCACCGCTGATGACTAACAACGCATCATTCAGGTCAGTCATGTAGTTAGCAGTGTCAGACTGTGCTGAATCGTACAGGTCAATCAGTGAGATCACGTGCTCGAAGTCACCAGTGCGGAAACGGTTGTTGTCATACTCGACAACTGGAAATACACGAATGATCTCGCTGCGATCCAAATACATTGCACCACCAACCGTGGTCGGCTTGTAAACGTCATGTTCTGTCGCGGTCCACGTTTCGGGGATGATGTTGATAATTGTCTTGTTGTTATCGTCAACTAATTCAACTGAATGGTACCGAACAGCCATGATTGGCTGCGGATCAACATCAAGCGAGTAGATGACGAACGTATCAAGCGGATCTAAGCGCACGCAATGCTCGATTGAGTCACTACCGTAATAAACATACTCATATGCACGTCCATATCGCGTCATGTCCAGGAACAGATCATAGTTGAGCGCGTCCAGGTCGTTCACGCGTGTAATCTGATCAAGCCGCTGGTCATCATCTTCAAGCTTCACATTCACCGGATTACCAACAGAATAGGCTGTTTGGAAATCAGCAATGTACTTACCGAATGAATGAACAGCTCGGTGGTCTGACTTGCCGGTTTCAATGCGCCGTGACTGTGGTTGTAGAATGCCTTCATTTTGACCCTTGTAGTATCGGTCGAGCTTCTTCAGCCGTGGAAGCTGATACTCGTGATGGTGGAAGATGAACTTCATAATCCGGTCCGGAGTGAGGTTCGTAATGTCTTCTTGATACAGTAAGTTTGATTCTTCAAATGGGTCCATCATGTCACCCCAATCCTAGATTTTTGATTGTCTGAATACGTTCTTGGTTGCTCATATAATGGCCGGCAGTTCTGAACATGAACGGCTCCATCGCATACCGTAATGCATCAATCGCGTGGTTATTCGCATCGACTGGCGTGTTCGTCCAGTTGTCGAATTTGTCTTTTGAATAAACGTAGGTGTTGAATTCTTCCAGTAGCCCCTTGACACGGGGGTGAACAACAAAATGGTAAGACTGCATATACTGAATACCCTGTGAGACGCTGTCTTTGCCCTTGCCAGCGCCTACAATGTTCGGCACACCATATACACCGGAAAGCTCGGATATGAGCCTCTGCTCGGCACTGTCAGCCGTTATCTGCAAGCCGTAACCCTTATGCTGACCAATGGCCTCAGCAATCTGCTGTGTTAGCATTCCCTGCTGGTAGAACTCATCGTAGATATACACGACACGGTTCTGCTGATCGATTGCCATAAACTCACCTGCTGTCGGGTCATGTTTGAACCCGAAGTCGAGGCCAACCGCTTTTGGCAACGTGGCTATCTCTTCCATACTGAAGTCACGCTGCTCGAACAGTCCATCAAACACAAGTCCTTCTGCAATGCCCCAGTCACCATACACGGCAACACGAGCACGGTTAGGATTGCGCTTGATCATGTCTTTTAGGCTTGCAATGTAATCATCGTCCAGATATGGGTTGTCCTTGTATGTGGTCGTGAAAGATTTCGAACGTGGGTTCTTTGTGCCTTCATCAAAAAACTCACGCTTAAGCCAATGCTGATCACTCCACGGGTTAAATGTGATGATCGACTGGTAATAGCCATCAGGATCACTGATCTCACCACGCATAGTTTCTTCAACGGTCTTGAATGCGTCCAGTGACTTAAGCTCATACGCCTCTTCCCACCATGCACGAGCAAGCACACCAGTTGTTGGCTGCAATGAAGTAACGGCCAGTGGCTTATCCATGCCACGAAAAAACACCTTCTGGCCTGTCGGCTTAAAGGTGATTTCTAATGGTGACAGCGTGAACTTGAACAGGTCGTAAACGCCCAGCCTGAATGCTGCTTGTTGGATAGTTGAATATGTCGAATCCTTGTTCGTATATGCGTATTGGCGAAGTACAATCCAATTGACGTAAGGGTGCATGATAATCTGCATTAGCACGTCTTCTGCCACCGAAAAGGACTTACGCGAGCCACGGCTGCCCTTGTACACAAGGTAGCGTGTTCTGTCATTGTACAGTGGTGCATAGGCTTTGGGGACGATTGAATCCAGATCAATATTAATCTGCACTGTCATCGCCTCCGCCTTGCTGAATTGGCTTGATGTTGATTGTGATGTTGCTCGTGTCTTCGCTCGTTTCGCGCTTGGCCTTGGCTTCCATGATGTCAGCCTCAGCTTTAGACTTGCGAACATCGGCCTTAGTTTTCTCAATATCAGTAATAATCTTCGTTAGCTGAGCATTGAGCAGCTCATCATTACCAGGGTAACGCTTTAACAATTCGCGTCCTGCTGCCATGCGGTCTTTGATGCTTGGATCGTTTTCGACAGACTCTGCGCCATCCGGAGTGCTAACTATAATTGTCTCTTTTGCCTCTCCACGAAGTACTGTGGTGAAGTATTTAAGTACCTCAGCAGCCTTGGCAATTTTGTCAGACTCGATGCGTTTCATGCGTTCATCGATGGCAGCTTTAATGTTAGGTTTTGTAAGGTTTTCTGCACCGACAAATCTAGCCGTTCTTTTGCTGTATCCTGCTTCTAGTGCCGCTTTGGTAGCATTGCTATCAGCAATATAAGAATCAACGAACTTCTTCTGTTTTGCTGTCAGTCGCATTACATATCACCACACCTCCCGCATTTGTACAAGCTCTTAGCCTTCCGTATATTGTTTGATCTTGTCAACCCGCAAGTCGCACCATTCATCTATGATGTCGTAGTGGTCAAAGATAAATACGACTGGCATAGAGCGTATGCCCATACGTTTAAAGTATTCAATCGCTGTCTCATCATCTTGATAGTGGTTTACCATGATTGAACGTGATAGCATCCGAATCGTTTGACGGCACTTACTGCAATCAGGCTTCGTAAATACAATTGCATAGTGTCCATTAGCTTCATCAAGTTTGCCAGTAAATGGTGGTACCTCAAGCTTTTCTTTATGGTGCATATGTTTTTCTTCTCTCGATAATTTCTCAATGATTGATTGCTCTGTTCGGCTTACATATCCGTAACCGACTCGCTTCATACCTGACATAACTTACACCGCCAACTCGAAGGAAAAACCGTGGTGATGTTTTAACTTTCCATGAAGACACGCAGATATGTGGCCATTATTTAGTCCAAGAATTTCTGATGCTTTCTTTTGACTGCTAAAGAAATAATGATGCCCAGAACTGGTTATCACATTAATCGGATGTTCAAGTGCTTTTGCTACGCGCTTGTTGCGGCCGTTGTACGTGTTGTTGTAACGTGCTGTGCACCATTCCAGATTATCTGATCGGTTATTACTTGGGTTCTCATCTTTGTGATTGACAGCCGGATATCCATTTTTGTTTGGTATGAATGCAGCAGCTACAAGACGGTGAACCCAATATACAGATTTCTTGCCATTGTGTTCTAACACTACCTGCAAATACCCATCATGAACGTTTCCTTGTTTTCTTAAAATGCCTTTTCTATGATGCCCAAGTGCGTCGATGCGTGGCAATGACCGAACTCTTCCAAAAGAGCTTACTTGAAATGCTCCTTCAAACCCGGGAACGTCTTTCCAAATCTCGCTTTCTTCTTTAAACATAGTAAATCGCCCTCGTCTCGTGGTCAGAATATTCAATTAGTTCAAATGTCTTATGAGCAACAACTCCTAGATCATCTGTCCACTTATCCGTCGGTTTCCTCGTAGACATCTGTCTTTGAACAAATCCTCCTAAATCCTTACTCATTTCGCTGTGCATGTGCCCCGTTATCAATTCGCGATTCTGTGCTGTGCCTAACATGAAGCCGAACTCATCAAGATATTTTGCAAGGTAGTTGTTCTTACCTTTATCACCATGAGTGGCGCCAATGAAGTTATGGCCTAACATTGTGCCTTTGTAATGCTTCAGTGATATATCCCAAGTGATGTTCGACTGGTTGCTGTAGGCACGTTTCAATAGACGTGCAAACATATATCCAACTGACGGGTCGTGGTTACCTGGCGCATACATGACCTCACACTCATTGGCATTCTTAATGATTGCTTCAATCAGTGTCTCGAAGTATTGCTCCATTTCGTTCACAGTCTCGCCTAGGTCAGTTGTTTCGAGCTGTGTGCCCTTTGCTGTGGTCGAGTTGATATTATCCACATGAGCTAGATCACCGCCCAGAATGAGCAATATTTTGGCGTAGTGGCCGCGTTCAATGATCTCTAGTTGCCGTTTAAGAGATTCAGCATAGATATCAAACGTGTGGCCATTGAAATGTGTATCAAAAGCAGGAATGACTAGATAGCGATCTGACTCCACAAAAATAGGAGCCTTAGCTTGATACGGCTCCTTGTGTGTGATGATGTCATTCATCAACGATTCATATTGTTCAGCCTCAACTAACGGCCTAATTTGTATCTTACTTTGATACAATGTTGCTTCAGGCGTTTGCTTCCAGAAGTTGCTTGTGGCACGTACAAGCTCCCACTTGGTGTAATCATACCCGTGAGCTTCTAAAACCTCTCTAGGCGTCATTTTGTGACCCCTGACAACTTTTAGAATGGTTTCACTGGACTGTGTGCCGTCTGAATCGTATTCATTCTTTAGCGGTTTTTGGAACTCGATGCCAAGCCGTTTTGCTTTACCTTGAAGCGCATCATAGCTAATCCCGAGCTTGTCTGCCGTCTCTCGTCTGGTAAAGCCTTCAGAGGCGAGCTTCCTAATGTCACTGATTTGTTCATCTGTCCACTGCATCTACTCGCCTCCGAAATTTATTATTTTACGTATTTCAGCAGTAGCTCGTACGGTCGCTTACCCTTGGACTGAAACGATTGCTTTTTGCCCAAAACAAAAGCCACCTCGGTATTAGGCAGCTGTGTGTATTCGCTTATATATATTTGTTTTGCCGGGCATTTTGCGAGCCATTGCTGGAATGAATCATTGTCAAAACCACCGTAGTCTTTAGATGTGCCAATATATGGTGGATCACAATAGACAACGTCGCTAGGTTTGATGTCGAGTGATCGATAGTCAACCGCTGAATATTTTAACGGTTCGAGTTGCTCGAGTTGCTGGAGTTGCTCAAGTTGCTGGAGTCGCTCGAGCTGCTCCAATCGTTTTCGGCGCCATTTGTGATAGGCAGCATATTTCCCAGCAATGCTAGTTTCATTTTTTGCATATGAGTAAAGACCATCTAGTTGCTTGCCAGTATCACCCCAGAACAATGCCCGCGTCAGTTGCAATTTTTCTTTTTCGATTTTCTTTCCCCAAAGGTATGATTCCCATCCGTTGCCAAAGCTCCAAACGGTCAACACAAGAGTACGCTCAAGCGAATCTGGCATGTTATCTCGCCAGTTGTAAAACGTTTCGCGATCCATATACACATAATTCATTAAATTAAAATGAGGGTTGTCTTCGATCAACGCTTTCAACAGATTAACAACCGTTTCTCTCCGGTCATTGTAAACTACTGTGTCCCATTTACCGGATGAGGATGCTGTCAGGCTGATTGATCCACCGCCCCCGAATACGTCAATGAGACGGTTTCCAGCAGGCAAAAAGTCGATTATCTTTTCTGCCTTTTGGCCCTTGTTGCCAACGTATGGTAATCCGCGTTTCCATTTTTCTGATTGTTTCAAGTTGATTTCCTCCGAAAATATGTATAAAAATAGCACCTCACATGAAGTGAAGTGCCATAGTCCGGTGCCTACTCCTAGGGCTTCCCAGGCTTGATCCCTATGTGAGAGGTGGGAATCGAACCCACATATTGTCCGTCTGATGACGGGGCGCTTTTCCACTTAGCTACTCTCACTACTTGCTGACACGAATCCTAGATACCGCGCTAGGCCGCTAAAGACAGATCTGTCATCCGGTGTAAGCGTGTCTTCTTACACTGGCCATTTTTGTTTGCTCGCTCTCCCAGTGTCAGATGGGGTCGTCGCAAGCTTTGTCCGGTCGCTAAACTGGACAATGTGGCATGCGGGAATCGAACCCGCCCGACTATCTCAGCCAGTCCATTTGCCACGCCTTGCCACAGCTTTATCATCACCATGGCTCGGAGGAAAAATGCGGTGTCTCAGGTTTCTCACCTTTGGCACAATACAATCATATGACGGAAATACGGTCGGTTGTTCCCAACTTATTCCCAACATTTTCCCACCTAGCTTTTGTGGGGTTGTTCGACCAGCTCACACCAA